TTACCGCGGGCATCATCGACCGTGCGGCCGCCCTGAAGATGGTTGACCTGGAGTCAGTCCCGGCAGACGACGGTATCTACCTGCTGCCACGCGGTGCGAGCTTCAGTGACGGTTCGATCGCGGAGCCCGTCAGTCCGGTGATCGAGAAGGTGAACACGGAGCCGGGTGCGAGCAACATCCCGCCAGTGCCAACGACGAATGGGAATCAACCGGCCGCGGCTGCGCAGGCAGCGGTGCCCGTGAACGCATAGGAGGACATGCCGTGATGCTTCCTGACCTCAGCCCCGAGGAAGAGGATGAGTGGCGACGCCTGAGCCTGGAATATTTTCTTGCTCGGGACCGGCTTGCGGCCTTTGAGCGGCGGAATCATGGGCGCTCCTACCATCCGTTCTCCCAGGAAATGGCTGAGAGCATCTTTTCCAATGATGTGAAGCCGCTCTGGCCCGATGGCGCCCCTGAGGCGTAAAGGAGTCGGCCATGACGTTGGGCGTTGTTCTGCTGCTGTTTCTCTGTGCCGCCATCATTTGGGGCCTGGACTTCCTCATGGGATTCACCACGGTTGACTACGCGCGCTGGCGGGTTCACTCGCTCGCCTGGTGCTTGATGGCGGTGGCTTTTCTTTTGTGGCATGGAGGCGTCGGATGAACGATACACTAATCGCCTTCGGGTCAGCCGTAAAAGCCCTGGGCGATGGCCGCGTGGGTGGCTATTTAATCACCTTCTCCGATGCGGCCAGCCCTGACCTCACGGGTGAGTACTTCACCAAGGACACCGACTACGACCTCGCCGACGGTGACACGCGCTCGGTCTATTACGCGCACGGACTGGACGAGCAGCTGGGCGTCAAGAAGATCGGTCGCTTCACGGCCAAGACGGACGCGATTGGCATCTGGGTTGAGGCACAACTGAACCTGCGTGATGAGTACGAAAAGGCGATCGCGAATCTCGCGGCCAAAGGGGCCCTCGGCTGGTCATCGGGCGCGCCCGCGCACCTTGTCGCACGCAAGTCCGTCGAGACAAAAGATGGCGCGACGGTGCGCGAGATCACGCACTGGCCCATAGCCGAAGCGTCGCTCACACCATCCCCAGCGGAGCCGCGCAACGGCGCCGTGGCGATGAAATCCCTGCCCGCGCTCCTCGGATTGGAATCGCGGAAGACGAAGCACGACGTCGCGCCTGCTGCGATGCCGTTTGCAGAGTGCATCGAAACCGCGCTTGCTGCGGTGGCGGATGCGGTACAGCGCGCAGAGGCGATCAAAGCCCTGTGCATCAAAGACGCCCGGCCGTTTTCCATGGGCCGGCGCAAAAGACTCCGAGAGATGCACACGCAGATGCAAGTCGCCCACGCGGCCATGGGGACGCACATCGCCACGATGCAGGCGCTTCTCAATGAGACCGAACCAGCGGCGAAAACGAACGCCGAGATCGAGCAAATCTACCTGCGCATGCTCGCACGCGAGGCAGAAGCTCTCGGCGTGGAACTCTCCGCCTAACGAAGAAAGGCAATCGTGATGCCGACATTGATTGAACTGGGCCGCGAACTGAATCAGAAGCAGGGCGAACTCGGCAAACTCTTCGACGATCACCGGAAGATCGTCAATGGTTCCGAGGTCTATGACCTCTCCGCCGATCAGGTGCAAGAAGTGCGCCGGCGTGAAGCAGAACTGGTGCCGCTGGTGGACGCCTACAAGCAGGCGGAAGAGCTCGCCACCATCGACCGGGAGAACCGGAAGTCGCTCGATGATCTCGGTCGCATCGTCCGTCCCGTGCCGTTCGCTGGCGGATCGGCCGACGATCCGGGTGCGACGCCGGGCAGCACGCCCGCCACGAAGTCACTTGGTGAGCGCTTCGTCACCAGCGAGGCGTACAAGACCTGGCGGCCCGGTGGCGGCCAGCAGCAGGCATTCTTCGAGGTGCCGGAGCAACTCGGCTTCGCGGCGAAGACGACGTTCACAACGGCCGTCTCGACGCTGACCGAGTACGACCGCCAGCCCGGCATGGTGATGATCGGGCAGCAAGCCCTCACCATCGCCGATCTCATCTCGCAGGGTGAGACGACGATGAACACCATCCGCTATGTCCGTGAGGACACGTACACCAACGCAGCGACGACCGTCGCGGAAGGTGGCACGAAGCCGGAAGCGGCATTCGACACCTCCGAGGTGGACGCGCCGGTACGCAAGATCGCCGTCACCGGGAAGGTCACCGACGAGATGTTCGCGGACTTCCCGGTCATCCGCGACTACGTCAACAACCGCCTGCAGTTCATGGTCGCGCAGCAAGAAGAGGCGCAGATCCTGCTCGGTAACGGCACACCCCCGAACATCCAGGGGATCGAGACGACCTCCGGCATCCAGACGCAGGCCGCTGGAACCGATCCACTCCCTGACGCTGTCTTCAAGGCGATCACGAAGGTTGCCTCAGTCGGCTTCTTCCAGGCCGATGGTGTCGTCTTCAACCCGTTCGATTGGCAGAACGTCAAACTGCTCAAGACGGCCGATGGCATCTACATCTGGGGCCATCCGGCCGATCCCGGTCCCAATCGTCTCTGGGGCTTGCCGGTGGTCGCCACGGTCGCGCAGACGCAGCACACCGCGTTCGTGGGCGCGTTCAAACTCGGTGCCCAGGTCTTCCGCCGCCAGGGCATCACGCTGGAGACGACGAACTCGAACGTGGACGATTTCGTGAAGAACCTCATCACGATTCGGGCAGAGGAAAGACTTGCTCTGGCAGTTTACCGTCCGCTCGCGTTCTGTACTGTGACCGGATTGCCTTAGGTAACGCTACGCATACTGCCTCCTGAAAGGAGCGTTGCATGTCATACATGCCGCCGAACGCTAGCAACACGATGCCCGGTTCGCGCCAGCGCATGGCCGCCGGGAGTAGTGGAACGGTCGGCATCACCACGGGTGCGGGCGCGCCAACCGTCAACGTCACCGGCCTCGGCACCGCCACGCAAGGGACGGCATACGTGGACACGACCACCGGCATCTGGTGGAGTTGCACTGCCACGAACGGCACGTCAACGATTGTCTGGACAAAAATCGGCCTTCAGACGTGAGTTCGCGCCTCTGGACAAGTCCTGGCCACGGCGTCCGCGACCCGCTCGGCAAACATGAACAGGTACGCACGGGCGGGTCGGTAACGATCCGCCAAGTCACGGAGGAGACACCGATGTACACGTCTGAGGTTGATGTCTATGCGAACAGCGAGGGCGAAGTCGTCCCCGCGGACAGCCCCGATGCGGCGATCCTCGTTGTTGCCGCCGGCGGCACGATCACGGACGAGGAAGCGGCGAAGTACGGCCTGACGAACGAGAGCGCGGCGTCCGACGAGGGTGCCGCGTCGAAAGTGGCGGACCGGCCGGCCACGGACGAGAAGCCAGCACCGGCTGATGACCATCCTGCGGCCGCGCCGAAGCCAGCCAAGAAGTAGGGCCGGATCATGAGCGTTCCTGTCGACGTCCACGACGCCGTTGTCGCCTTGTGCGAACCGACGCTTGACCCCGTGCTCACGGACGCGGAGATCGATTCGGCGATCCTCCGTACCATGGGCTTCCGCACGTGGACGGCGGCGACGACGTACTACCCGGATGTGCTCGTGACGCCGACTATACCCAATGGCTGGGCGTACGTGCCACTGACGCACGCACAGGGCCCGTATTGGGCCTCTTCGGACCCGGACTTCACGGGCGGTGGCTTCCCCGGTGTCTCCGGTGACACCGAGCCAACGTGGCTGATCCCCGCGAGCAGCCGCAACCCGGTGGCATACGTGCAGGACGGGACGATCACGTGGGCGGCCGCGGTGCCGACGGGCGGGCCGTACGACGTGCGCAAGGCCGCGGCGGAGTGCCTGCGGACCAAAGCGCGCAAGGCGATGAACCGTGTTGACTCCTCAGTGCCTGGTGCGGTCAGTGCGCGGGAAAGTCAGATGTACCAGCAACTGATGGCGGCGGCCGCGAACATGGACCCGGTGGGGCTGTACTAACATGGTCATCCCGTACGTCCCGACCGACCGCGTTGACCGCTTCCGGGTGCTCGATGAGCGTGCCATGGCTGACACGTGCGACATCGTTCACACCGAACCGGGCACGATCAATCCTGATGGGAGTGGCGAGCCTGGTGAGGTCGTCGTGACCACGGTGCCGTGCCGCTTCCTTGACGCTGGCGGTGCGGCGGAGATCCTCGCCGTCTGGCGCTTGACGGTGCAGGCGAACGGTATCCTCTGGGTGCCGCTCGACACCGTTGCCACAGAAGAGGACACCGTGACGTTCAAAGGGGACACCTGGCAGATCGTTGGGACATCGTTGGGGCAGACCTTTGCCACCAGCCTCCAGCTGGCCGTGAAGTTGGAGGAGTAGATGAGCGTCTCGATCAGCATTCAGTCGAACGTCTCACCGATCGATGCCACCATCGCGCGCCTTGAGCAGATCGAGGCCATCGTGGAGAAGTACGCCGGCCTGATCGAAGAGGAGGCGAAGACGTTGGTGCCGGTACGGACCGGCGCGCTCCGTGATTCGATTACCACGCATCTCAATGGATTGGTGGCCGAGGTGACCGCTGGTGAAGGACTCACCTATGGGCACCTGATTGAGTACGGGACTCGTGGTCGTCCCGCACAGCCCTATTTGCGCCCTGCCATCGAAGCGTATGCCGATGAGTTCGTGCGCGCGATCGCTGCGGCTGTCGGAGGCTAGCGGGGGTGTGGGGACTGCCATCTACGGTTACCACACGGGCTAGCACCGGCTTCACCCTCAGGGCATATACAGAGTGCGTCTTGCGACTAACACGGTCCCCACGCGCCGATTCTACCATTTGAAAGGGGTTTGCCGTGTACCGCTTGAACGGTCACATGCAAACCCCTTTCAAACATTCGTCGAGGCACTGGGAGGCGAATCGATGACCGTCATGACCGCCGTCCCGCGGGCACTGGATATCCATGCGATCGGCATCGGCATCCGCGCCGCGCTCCTTGCCAACCCCACGATCGCGGCGGCCGTGGGCACGCGCATCTATCCCGACGATGACGTGTCAAGCGGCCCGTTTCCCTATCTCGTCTACGGTGTCGTGAGCGACCAGACGCAAGGGTGGTACTCGCATGCAGGAGTCAATGACCTCTGGCAGGTCACCGCCGTTGATCGGCCGGCGGCGCCCGGATACTCGACGACGATCGTGTCGGACCTCGGCGCGGCCATCCAGACGGCGCTGCTCGACACGCCGTGGACGGTTGCCGGCTGGCACCTGACCGCGGTCACGCGCGAGAACACCCGGCCCTACACCGAGAACGTCCAGGGAGCAATTTACCGCTATGTTGCGATCACCGTGCGCGTTCAGGCATATCACCTCGGTTGACCCTTTGCATGTGAGCGTGGAGACGCTACACGGCAAAGGGTCAACCGGTAGAGGAGCAGCATGATGGCAGAGAAGGACACCGAGAAGAAGGAACCAAAGGAATCGACGAGAAGCGAGGCAGAGATCGCGGCGCAGGAGGAAGCGGCCCGGCGCGTCGGCATCGCGCCCGAGCAGGCGGCCCTGTTGGAACAGATGCGCGAAGAAGAGCGGTCCGCCCGGCTGGGCAAGACGCCGTAGCGTTCGTTACACCATAAAGGAGAACACCAATGAGCTATCAGCCGCCTACCACTGGCGTCGGAGGTGGGATTGCCTGGTTGAAGGGCGCCACCACGCTGGCGCCCGCCGAGCCGTGCTCGGCGATCACCACGCTCTCGGGCAGCCCGACGCCCTACCCGGCGAACCAGTGCTTCCGCATCACCGCACGCGCCCATAGCGTCCTCGATCCGCGCTCACCGACGATCGTCAAGAATGCCACGGTCGCTGCCAAGCAGACGGACTATTACATCAACTGGGGGACGGGCGAGGTCGTTTTCTATACTCCGCTCACAGGCACGCCGACGATCACCATCGACTGCGGCTGGATCTCGACTGCCAGCGGCACCGACGTCCCACTGCTCTCCCACGTCAACAACTGGCAGGCAGGCTCGACGGCCGCGCAGATCCCCGCCGATGAGTACGGCAAGCGGATCGTGCCCTCGTTCGCCGGCAAGGTGAGCGGCACGTTCCAGTTCGACTATTACTCCTCGTCCGACATCGTCGATCTCATGACCGCCCAGCGCATGCGTGCCAACTACTTCGTCTTCGCCCTCTTCGAGGATCTCGTATCCAATCGTATGCGCATCGTGTACGCAAATGTCGGCGGCTTTCCCGTCACGGCTCCCGGCGCGGGTATGGTCGGTGGCACGTGCACGGGCGGGCTTTTCGAGGACCCCACATTTAGAGCAGAAGCACTTGTGTAGTTGAGTGCAGATTGCGGTTGATGCGGTGCGTGACGGTGGTGAGCGGGGCGGCGGGGCTGATGGCACATCCCTCCCCAATGCCCGGCTCGTCACGTCCCACAAAGGGGAGTGCTATGTCCGAGAACGGCGCGAGCCCGAATGGCCTGAACGCCATCGCGCGCTTGAAACAGAAGAGCGAGCAGCGGTACATGCCGCAGCCGCTGGAGATCGACGGCGACACGTACTACTTCCGCCGCCTCGACGGTTTCCAGGCCGATACGCTGGTGAAACTGCAAGCGGAAAATCCGAACCTCTCGACGGCGCGCTACGACGCCACGGTTGCGGCGATGGGCTTTGTCAGTGAGACGAACACGCCGCTGACGACCGACGAGGCGCTGGCGATCGGCGCCTGGTTCTACCAGCCCGCACGCGAGTTCGTGATCAAGATTACCTCCGATTATCGTGATGAGGCGGCAGTGAAAGCCGCTGAACCCGACCCTTTTATCCAGAAACCTATGCTCTCCTTGGCTACGCCGCTGCCCTCCACAAAACCGTCTGGGAAATCCGTGACCTCGTCGAAGCCGACCCCATAACCTTCAGACGACACTGCGACTGGTACGAGACGTTCTGCTCGCAGGAACCCTCGATGGGCCTGCCCGCCTCCGACCCGGCGCGCATCTTCGGCATCGGACTGAAGGCGATGCGCGCACAGCTGCGGGAATCCCTGGTCGAACCCGAGACGGATGAGGAGCGCGAAGCCCGATTCGCCGCGCAGGCCGACGCGCAAGTGCGGGCCAAGTTTGCGGCGGCACGCGCTGCTGCTGAGGAGTGATGCGTGCCTGATTCCCTTGTCCGGGTACAACTCCAGGCGACCGGCGCGGACCAGATTCTGGCGACGCTGCGTGCCGTCCGGCAGGAGGTGGCGCTGCTCGGGCAGCAGAGTGCGCGCATCAACCTGGCCGCGAACACGACCACCGTCAACCAGCAACTCGGCGGCATCTCCACCCAGCTGACGCGCATCAATCAGACGACGGCGCGGGCCCGCGTCGACGTGGACACGTCACAGGCGGAGAACCGCCTGGCCGGTTTGGAATCGAAAGTCTCCTCGATCATGACGGGCAGCCTTGCGGCAATCGGCGCGATTATCGGTGTGCAAATCACGAAGGGGATTGGCGCGGCTGCGGATGCGATCGTCGGCTTCAACAGCACGTTGGAACAGACGCGGGTTGCCTTCACCAGTCTCTTCGGCTCCGCCTCACGTGCGAACGACTTTCTCGGGCAGTTGCAGGACTTCGCCAAGAAAACCCCGTTTGATTTCGACCAGGTGAACCGCTACGCGCAGCGCCTGCTTGCCGTTGGGTTTGCGGCGAAGGATGTCATCCCCGACCTGACCGCGATGGGCAATGCCGTTGCTGCCGCCGGCGGTAACTCCGAGACGCTCGACCGGGTAACGCTCGCCCTCGGCCAGATGCACAACAGTATCAAACTGAACTCCCAGGACATGAATCAGCTCATCCAGGCAAACATCCCCGCCTGGAAACTCCTTGCCGATCAACTGGGGGTCACGGAGGCCAAGGCACGGCAGATGGCGGAGACGGGGAAGATCTCCGGGGCGGCCGCGTCGACGGCGATCATCGCAGGCATGAGTCAACTACCGAACCTGATGGACCAGATATCGAAGACGTTTGCGGGCAAGCTGGAAAACCTCAATGACACGTTTCGGCAGGAGATGGCGGGGATCGGTCAACCGCTGTTCGAGGAACTGTCGAAGGCCGTTGACCTCGGAGCAGAGGCACTGGCGTCACCGAAGTTCAAGCAGGCGGCAACGGACCTCGTTGACGACCTGACGGCGATCACGAAGGCGGCCGAAGCGGTCGCGGCAGCGTTGGGGAAGATCCCGACGGGTGCGATTCCCTATTTGGAGGCCGCGCTGTCGCCCGGTCACGCACTGATTGGCGCGGTGAAGTCACTGGGCAAGATCAACGTGCCGGGCATTGACACCGGTCCCGCAGCGGATCAGAGTGCGGCCGGTGACTTCGCGCCGACCGTGAGCGGTGCGGGCTTCCTCCAGCAGCGCGCGGCCAGCGGTGCCATCGCCGACCTGACGAATCAGGTGCGCACGGGCGCACTCACGGCCGACCAGGCGCGCCAGCAGTGGCGGGCGCTGTCGGACACCTTTGGCGGGCTCTATGGCAATGCCGCCGACCTCTCCCACCTCTTCAGCGGCGAACTGAACCAGGCGATCGAAGACCACATCACGCAGGTCAATGCAGCCACCGCCGCGCACGAGAAGTTGCAGGATGCACTCAAGCAGGCCGGTCAGGCACAGGCGCTCGGCGCGTCCTCGGAGGATGTCGGTCGCGCCATTTTCGGCATCACCGGGACGGGCGCGCAGGCGACACCGGAGCAGATCCAGCGCGCGAAGCAGGATATCCAGGACCTGACGACCGCCTATCAACGCGCCGCTCAGGTCATCGGTACCGTCGATCTCGCGCACGGGATTGCCGGCTTCGCCGCGGTGGCGCCCGACCTCGCGAAAGCCCGCGACAGCCTGCGTGACCTTGGGCAGAGCAATCAGGCGCTCGACAACCTTGCATCGCTGTCCGCGCAGTTCAAAAGGCTGACCGACGCGACCGATGCGGCCACCACCGCCTACAAAGGGTTCATGCTTACCCTCACGGAGACCGACCAGAAGATCCAGCAGTTGACGACCTTCCGCGGCCAGGTGACGGGTGCGGCCAGTGACGCCGACCGCCGGCGCTCCCTCGGCATTGCCACGCCGGAAGACCTGCAACTGCTCGCGAACTACAAGAACATCCTCGCCAACATCGACCAGCAGAAGACGGGGTTGCAGCGGAACGCCACCGGCGACATCCTCGGCATTGCCGCGAACTACCCGGACCTGAAAAAGGCCGACGACACGCTCCGAGACATGATCGGCAAGGTGGGCGGGCCGCAGCAACTCGTCATCGATGTGAAAACGAATACCGACAAGGCGCTCGAACAGATTACCGACCTGCTGGCGAAGCCCCATCAGGCGACCATCGACGTCCAGATCGCCACGCACCTGACGGGACTACCGCCGGCGCTGGCAACGATCATCGCCAACGCGGCCGGCGCACAGATTGGCGGGGCGCAGCCAGGGGGCGGCACGGTGGGCGACAGCGGCTACGCGCGGCCGACCACGATCCGTTCCACCGGTGGCGGGCCGTATGGCAATGACAGCTTGCAGCAAGGTGGCGCCGGCGGTGGTGGTGGTTGGAACCAGTTCCAACCCCTGTCGCAGTCCCAGTACGGCAGCATCGTCACGTCCGGGCCGCTGGCGAACCCACAGGCGTACGCGGCGATCATCGCCGCCGCGCAGGAAAAGAACGTCGATCCGCGCGCCCTGCTCGCGTTCATGAAGTTTGAAAACTCCTACGCGACCAACATTTCCGGTTCACAGCTCGCGGGCAACAATCTCGCGGGCATCAAGTACGCCGGCCAGCCGGGCGCGTCGTCCGGCGTGACCAGTCCGGAGGGCGACCCCTACGCGAAGTTCGCCTCCCTCACCGATTTCTTCCGGGCGATGGCGACGAACCTGACGACGGGGCAATACGCGGGCGATTACCAGTCGGGCAACCTGACGGCAGTCCGGCAGCGGTACGTCGCGGGCAGCGCCACACCGAGCACGTCGCAGGCAGCGAACATCGCCAACACCGTCAGTTACTATGGCGATCTCTCACAGCAGTACCCGGCCGCGTCCGGTACCCATGACGCGGTTGCCAGCACCGTCCGTGATCAGATCGTCCAGAAGGCCCTCGCGGACGTCGATCAGGACAAACTGGCGGGATACTGCGAGCAGTGGGTCGAAGAGACCGTGCAGGCGATCACCGGCAAGCGGGGCGCGACCGGGAAGAATGAGCTCAGCGCCAATGCCGCCTTTGCCTCAGCGCAAAAGCAAGGGCTGGTGACGACCGATCCGCAACCGGGCGACCTTGTCTACTACGGCGATGCGACGAACGGCCACGTTGCCATCTATATGGGCGGCGGCAAGCAGGTCAGCACGGCGGATGTCGGTGGCAGTCGCATCCATACCGAAGCGGTCGGCGCAGGCGCGCAGTACGTCTCCATCGGCGCCGCCGGTGGCGCTTCCGGCCTGTCACCGGAACTGGCGGCCGCGCTCGGCATCCACTCAGGCGCGCAGTCGTACCTCGCCGCTGCCGGTGGTGGCACCACGAACCTGACGGGCACGGCCGCCGCTGGCGACGCCATTGCCGCGGCGTCACAGTTGGCGGCATCAACGGCGGCGATCACCACCCAGACGGCCGGTATCAAATCCCTCTTTGCGGCGATGGACCCGAAGGATGTCCAAGCGGCGACGCAGGCATTCCAGAACCTGCAACCCGTCCTCGATGCGATTGCCCAGAAGAAGGCCGCGATCCAGTTCGGCCCCGACATCTTGCCGAGCGAGCAAGCAGCCGCCAGCAGTGCCGCGCTGCAACAAGGACTCGGCTTCCTCGATGCGTGGTCGCACGCGCTCTCAGATATTCGCTCCCAAACAGGAAATCTCGCGGCGGATGAGCAGCGCATCACCGACATCATCGGCGGTCCCCTTGCCGCCAATCTCAACCAGCAACTCGACGTGATGTCATCTCAAGCGCAGATTGCGTCGCAGATCACCCAACTGACCGACCGCAAGAAGACGCTCGAAGCCGATCATGCCGCCATCGTGGCGCAGCGGCAACAAACCGATCAGGCGGCGAGTCGGGCACAGACGATGCAGGGCTGGGCCGATCAGGCGGCAGACAGCCAGCGCCAGCATGACCGCCGTATGGCCCAGCAGGATATCCAGGCACGGACGACCGCGGAAAATCAGGGCTACACCGATACGACGCGCGGCATCGAAGATCAGGGCACGGCGGCCGATCGCAGCCACACCATCGCCTCGCGCCAGTTCGAGGATCAACTCAACGCCATCACTAAGGCGCAACAGACGAACAGCGCGGGAAATACGATCGCGTCAGAGGTATTCGCCGCACAGGCGGGTGGGCCGGGCACGCTGGCCTCCAAGCGGTTGGCGGCAGAGAACCTGCTCATCCAGAAGGAATATGAGGCAAGGGCGAAAGACACCCTCACCTCCCAACTGGACGGGATCAAAACCGCGCAAATCGCGGAGACGCGGCGCTATGAGGATGCCAAGTACCACATCCAGCAGGAAGGGGTGGATGCCGCACGGGTGCATGAGGATCGCGTTGCGGCACTGCAACGCGAGTCGCAGATCATGCAGGACGCGAACGCCGCACAGGACGAGCAGATCCAGGCGACCCGCACGGCGCGCGACCAGGCGTACCAAATCCAGCAGTGGCAGATCGAGGATCAGCGAGCCCGAGAGGACGCGGCCTATCAGGCGGCCACGAAGGCAATCGATGACGAGATTGCCAAGCAACAGGAGTTGGCAACGACGGCAGATGCCGCGTTGGCGTCCCTCCAAAGCGCCGCGACGCTGCTCGGACAAACGGGCGATCAGTTGTCGCAAACACTTGGCGCGGCCGTCACGAGCGCACAGAGCGCATCGTCGGGCTTCCTCCAATCCCAACCCGTCGGCGGCGGCTCCATCAAACGCCTCGCCGCCGGTGGCGCGATCCCAGCGGGCGGCTCCGCCCTTGTTGGCGATGCACCGGGCGGGGGTATGACCCCGTTCACCGAGCTGGTGTTCGCGCCGGGCGGGGCGGTGGTGACGCCGCTGCACAATCGGGTCGTCTCCGCCGGTGACGGCGGATCCATTACCGTCAATGCCCCGATCACCGTCAATGCCGATCCCAACGTGGACGCGACCATCCGCAGCATCCTGGCACCGATCGAGGCGCAACTGCGGGCAGCCCTCACCCCGACCCGCACGGGTGGGTCGGGCCGGAAGGCAGGCTAACGGTGGGCTACCTCGACCGACTTGAATCCGCCACGGCCACCGGCACCCTCTTTACGTTTCAGCGCATCCATCTGACGGGCAACAGCGGCTGGGAGCGTCGCAACGCTACCTACACCATCGCCAACAGTCCCTATGGCTCCTCACCCTTCCTGGCGACCGGTGCGCCCGCGCAGCCACGCAAGTGGCGATGGAGTGCCCGGTTCTTCACGTCCCGCACGCACCTGAGTAACGATGCGACGCTCGACCTGTTGAACCGCGCCATGGACCTCGGCCGTCAGGTGCGGTTGGTCTACATCCACGACGATGGCTACGAGCGCATCTGTGACGCCATCGGCTACCTGCTCGATGCGCCAATCGATAGCATCACGGACGGCATTGTCTCCGACCTGACTGTCGAGTGGGAACTCCTCTCTCCCTGGCACGAGCGCGCCCCCGTCAATCCCGACCGCCACCTTGGCGCGGGCCTCCGGCTCGGGCAAACCGGCTTTCGCCTGGGTGGCAGCGCCGCCGTCGCGATCACCGGCACCACGTTCGCGATCCCGTCCACGATGTGTGATGCCTCCGTCGCGGGGGCAGGCGGTATCCCCACCGTCAGCGATACGGGTGCGGTCATCAAGATGACGGGACCATTTGGGGGTGATGGCGGCTTTGCGATTCAATCCTTCTCGGGGTTGCCGAGTGTGGTCAATGTTGGGCTCAAACTCCTCGTGGGTGATGCGCTCCGCCTGGATTTTGGCGCAAAAGATTACCTCCTGACCCGCGCCGGTGCGATCACGGATGTCTCGCAGTTCATCACCACGAGCGTCGGTTTGGGCTACGACTTCGCCGTCCAGGCCGGCGTCCAGAACTCCATCGCCCTCTTTAGTTTCGGCGGCAATCAGACGAGCGGTGGCTCGATCGTCATCGTCTGGAACCGTCTCTTCAACTAGCGCATCCCGCAAACCTCTTGAACCGTTTGCCGTGTAGCGTGGAGACGCTCACATGCAAACGATTCAAGATTGCCAAACCGAGGAGGCCACCGTGCCGAGCCCGCTTGACCTGTCTCCCTTTGTTGTCCCCGGCACCCACGTCCTTGTCGACGACGTGGGGGGGTCGGGCGGGACGCCCGTCAACGCGACGACGATGGCGTGGGGCCGTGACGATCTCGCCGCCTATACGTACGACCATATTGCGAACCTCAGTGGCAAGAACCAGCATCCCACGGCCAATATCTTCGAGATTGGCGGCGGCGGCACCGTTGGCGAAACGACTCCCTATGCGAATGTCCTCAATGCCGTCTATTCGCAGGCGTCGATCGACGCGATGTTCCGCCTCCTGTTCCGCTACATCATCGGCGGCACCACCAACGCGAACAGTCTGACGCAGATGATCACGACGCTGCTCGGTCGCAGCGATGTTGCCAATCTCAACCTGCTTTCTTTGGGGACACTCATTGGCACGGCGACCCCGAACGATACGGTGAACACGGTGGTGAAGCGTGGGGCGACAGACAGCGAAGTGAACCTTCGCGCCATCATCTCGTCGATCCCGAACGCCAACGGGCAAGCCGCCAATATCCTGTTCAACCGTGTGGCGAGCCAGTCGAAGCCGTTCCTGCTCTTTCGCGATGAGCTCGGTGCATTGCTGGCACAGTGGGGCCCGGACGGCAGTGTGCAGGGGACGCGGGGGGTTTTCAAAGGTCTGAACGGCGCGGGGGCAACACTGGTCGTTGCCGCACCCGTCACCCCAACCTCGGACATCCTCACGGTCACCGATTCGGCACTGGCGATCGGCTACTTCCGTATCAGGAGTGACTTTAGTCCCGTCTCGAGGAACGGCTACTGGACGGGAGTACTCGGTAGCGAGAAGAACGTCATCGACGCAAGTGGTAACTTCGTTTCCTCCCTACTCTCTCCACGACAGTTCAACGAGTTTGCGGTCACGCTCTCCCCCTCCACTCTCAATGCCGCCATCGCTGCTGGCAAATACGTGGACGCGGGCGGCAACGCGGTCAACTTCGCGGGCGGCAATGCGACCGTCACGAGCGATGGCACCCGGTACGTCTGGTGGGCGATCACGCTTGGATCATCCGGTGCGATCCACGCCACCGCCAACAGCGCCGGCGGGAGTACCGTCTCCGGTTCCGCGACCAAAGCGGCCTTCCTTGCCAGCGAAAAGAAGATCGGCTACGTCCTCGTGCCGCCGGGTGTTGGCAACCTCGCCACGGCAACCTTCGATGACTGGCGGGGAACCGACGGACCCGATGGCAACACCGGCAGTGGTGGCGCGGGTGCGACGGCCACGTACATCACGGATGCGGTTGAGGCGGGACTGAGTGCGAGCAAGCAGTTGGCGGCAATCGCCTCCGGCGCCGCAACGGTCACCGGCCCACCCGGCAACACGGGCGCGGCGATCCTGGCGGCACAGCTCCGCTCCGGCGATCGTGGGGGCGGCGACTTCGATGCCAACCTCGCCAGTCGCCTGCAAAACGACAACTCACCGGGCTTCGAGGGGCAAATCGGCTCGTCCACCAACAGCATGTCGATCACGTGCGGCGTCAACTTCCCCTCGTGGATCAGCATCACGGGCCGCTGGCGCTTCATCACCGCCACCGCCACCGCCACCACATCGGGTGGTGCAGGCACCCGCTACCTGATTGCGGATTTGTCGGGGACCGGCCCGGGCTACACCATCGCACTGTCGACCTCGAACGCCGTTGGCTCATTCCAGAAGGTGATTGCCGATCAGTATTTCGATGGCACGAACTTCGTCGGGGCGCTCAACACCTCCTACGTAAAGAAGCTCGGCGCGGCACAGTACACCCCGACCGACTACCAGAGCGCGACCAACCCGACCGCGCTCGGTGCATCACTGGTGGCGGGGATCACGGGTGGCCCATCGATCAGCATCTCGACGACCATCGCGGCAAAGGCGTGGATCAGTTTCGTCGTCTCGCACAGCGGTTCGTCCATCGGGCGCACACAGTTCCAACTCATCAACAACGTCAACGGCGCGGGCTTTGCCGCCATTTTTCCCTACAGCGAGGTGGAATATCTCACCAGCGGTCAGGTGAACCGGGGCACGGCGACGCTCTCGCGGTACGTCATCCTGACGCCGGGGACGAATGTCTACCAGATCGGTGGGGTAGCGGCGAGCGGGACGGGCGTGGTGCCGAACGCGGCATACCTGTACGCACTCGTCTACGGGGCCTAAGGAGCAAACATGGTCACCCCGACCTACGGCACGAATGTCGCCGCGAACACCCTGCCGCTCCTCGTCTCCCAAACCAACACCACCGTCCCCTTCTTCAAAGCCGCGGTGGACGATCTCGCCAACCACGGCATGACGTGGATCCGCTTCGGCCTCGCGGACGGGGAACTGCTCGACTATAGCGGCTGCTCCAAAGACGGGCTTGCGTGGCAGGAATCCCGGCTCAGTCAACTCGATGACGCGCTCGCGTATGTCCATTCGCGTGGCATGAAACTGATGCTCATCACCGGTGGACTGTCGGCTTTCACCACCATCACCCAGACAGGTGCGACAACGATCGGCGCCAACGCGTTTACCCTCGCAACCGCAGGGTATGTGAAGCCCGGTCAAGTACTGACCTTCGGTGATGCGGTGATGACCACGGGTGCCAGTGAGAACCTGACGGTCAATACGGTTGTCGGCAACGTCATCACGACCACCACCAATGCCACCAAAGCCCATGCGAGCGGCAGTCCCGTCTCCTATTCACAAGGCGACTATCTCAATGTCCTGACCATCTTCCTTTCCTATCTGGCGAACCGCTGGGCGCCGCTGGTGGATGCATGGCAGATCTGGAATGAGGGCAACCTCGGCGATTATCGCGGCCGCGGTGTGGTGCTCCCGAACCCCGGCGGTCACACGGTCCCCGACCTCCCCGCCGCGTACCAATCCGATGTCCAGGTGGCGATGTCGTTTGCCCGCGCCGCCATCCGCACCCACAGCACCGCCATCGTCACCACGAACGCCGGCGTCGGGCAGGTATACGATGCGATTGCCCAGACACAGTTCATCACCTATTTCAACGCGGTGGCCGGGTACTGCGATGTGCTGGCGATCGATGTCTACGATGGCTTCGATCCCGGTGACCCCACCGGCACCGCCACCAAGATCGGCTATCTGACGACCCTCCAGACGCTGTACGCGAAGCCGCTCTTCATCACGGAGTTCGGCGAGTACGGCATCGCGGGCGATCCCACCTACACGGAGGCCGTCCAGAGCACGGTGATTGGCTGGCAGTTGGCGGGACTGAAACAGGCGCATCCCGCCGCCATCATCCAGCTCGGCTACCGCGACCCGGATGTCGGGAGCGTCGGGCTCGGGGTGATCCGGGCCGATGGCACCCACAAGCCCGCCTACGATACCCTGATGGCCGGTGTCCTGCCGCCTGCCCCAACGATTGCGAGCATCACGCCCGCGTCCGCCGGGTCGACAACGGGTGGACAGGCAACCATTACGGGAACCGACTTCATCGCTGGCAACACCACCGTCACATTCGGTGGCAGCCAATCCCCGGTCGTCACCGTCCTGACCCCAACCACCCTCGTCTGTTTCATCCCCGCCCACGACACCACGGGCGCCGTCAATCTCTCGGTGACGACGCGTGGTGGCACAGCAACCCGCGCCGATCTCTTTACCTACATCTTCTCCCCTCCATCTGTCGGCACCAGCACCGGCATTGTGACGCCGGACACGCATGCGGTGATCGGGATGCAGGACGTGGGGAACGGCACACTCCGTGCCCACATCTACGCGCCCGCGCCGCTCGGCACGTCCGATGACCTCCGCACCCACATCGGCACGCTGGATGTTGCCGAGGGTGACGTGGTGATGAGTCAGGTCAATCGCTTCGATGGGCATGACCTGACGTTTCAAGAGGGCGACAAAGACGTCGTCAACGCGCTCGTCCTGCGGGCACAGATGGATTTGGAGGAGGAAGGGCTCGGGATCGTCGCACGCGGGCTCGTGGTTTCGCCAAAGCAAGCCGTCACGGAGAATGGTGATGGGACGGTCACGGTCCATCTGGATAATCTGACGACCGAACTTGACCAGACGAATCTTGGCCTCCGCTACGTGGACCGGCAAGAGATCGGCCAGATGGTTCGGAATATGGGGAATGCCCAGACCATCGGCGAGAGTGCGTTCCTCGGCCGAGATGGGACGGGGAAGGCGCTCACGAACATTATTCCCGGTGAGCCCATCGGTTGGCAGGCGAACTATCTCGATGATGGCACAGTGGAAACCAGTGCCGCGCCCGTCCAGTGGAACCCGAACGGCGGCGACAATCTCGGTGGCTCCCTGGTTGATCTCGTTGCCAATGGCAACAGTGTCCGCCGCGATGTCATTGTCCAAACCCAGTACCTGACTCCCGCCGCCTGTGGTGTCCCCGCCCACGATGACGCGACCCGCCCGTGGATGATGACCTATCAGATCGTTGTTCCCACGGATGCCGATGCGGGAATCAACCAGTACCCGACACCCGGCTACGGGGTCCAGTATGGGTTCCGCCATAGCATCTCGCAGGATAGTTCCGGTGTCTGGACATACTCGTTCGCGGTGATTGACGGCTATACGCTGGTTCCCGCCTTGGCAGTGCCGTCCAATACGCGGTTCAAGATCGAACTGGATCGCACCTTCGGCCGCTTCCTCTACTCGATCCAACGCCCGACCGACCCGACATTTTCTCTCGTCTACTCCGGTGGGGCGACGGCGCGGCTGCCCTACTATCCCGCCGCGGTGATTCGCAATGCGGGTGGGGAAGTCAGCAATGCAACCATCGTCCACGATGTGCCGATGTCGCGCATCTGGTGGGCCGTCAACTACAACAGCCCGTCCAATCTCGGCGGCCTCATTCAGTTAGCGCAAGATACGGGCATCTATGTCCGGCAAGCGATCGATGCGATTACCGCGCGTCCCCAGCGGGCAATGGAGGTGGGGCCGCTGGGTGAGTTGAGCGGCATTACGCTCGTCAGCGTCAATGGCGCGGATATGAATCGTCTCAAGCGCAACCCGCGGAAGCGCATCATCCGCGAGGTGACGGAGTACAGCAGCGTCGATAACATGGTGACGGTCTTGACGCCCCTCGGAGGCGGATCCTACCCGGCGCAGGTAGATTTGGCCCGTTGCTTCCTGATCCTGAACGACGCCACCTACGTCAACTACGGTGTCCAGAACTTCCCTGAATATGACCCGGACTACACGATCCACATGGTATCGACGTTCGGTGGCGGGCCGGAATACTACATCCGGTATGAGCCCGCGTTCGTGCCCGGTGGCGTCGGGGAGATTCGCGGGCAGCCGTACATCAATCAGGAGTTGGCATACCCGCCGGATGGGGCAACGATCGCGGAACAGGAACTCGCGGCGCGCACGCTCTACGCGGCGGCAGTCGTACAGATGCAAGCGGGGATGCGCCCGCGGGTAACGTTCAGCGCGACCCTCGTTGGCTACGGCCGTCCACCACGATCGGGGAGTAAGGTGGCGGTCGATTACACACACCTGGGGGCGCAACAGATCGGTATCCGCGCACCGGAAACGTTTATTCCGCTCCGCATCACGACGTCGCCCGCCGAGGATGGCTTGTGGCGCGTGCTGCAAGTGACCCGTCACTATGGACAAGACGAACCCGTGGACACGGTGATCCTCTCGTCGTCCGGGAAATATGGCGATGACCTCGAGGCAGCGACGGGAGAGCAGCGACAGCAGATCGCGGTCCAGGTGGTGGGGAAGACAACCTCCATCCCGATGATGGCGTCGTTGCCGCTCGAACCCCTCGACGCCGCGAATCCGATCGTCCACGCATTTCACATTGACGAATCGTGCTATCGGATCACGAAGGCGCGGTTCCGCGTCCGGTTCGGCCCCTACATGCAGCCCGTCCGAACGTCGAAAAACCCGTCCGGTACTCCGGTCGTGACGACCGGCGCCGTGCCGATCGAACTCCCGACACCGGCGGACATCAACCTCAGCGGCACGTTCAACACCGCCGGAACCGGTGCAACGGGAACCACCGATGGCTTTGACCTCGTGCAGAAGGGACAGGATAACGACGCGGTGGTGAAGATCACCGTCGAGAATGACGGCGGCAACCTGCCGCTCGGTCAACGGATGAATGTCAATCTCCATACGCCGGGTGGTGTCGCGCCGTACTACACGCTCTCGACGGGTGGTGCGCCGAACGGTGCGGTGATCGGCGCGTCGATGTCGATCAACTTCACCAAGACGAAGACGCAATCGACCTTCACCGCACCCATCGCCAAGCGGGTTGCCGCACAGGGCACGACGATTGCCCACATTCCCGAGAGAACGGTCCTCGCCAATGAACCCCAACACGTCCACGATGTTGATCCCGACCTGCATGCCCTGACGAACCCGACGCAGATTACGGTCCAGATCGACAGCGGCGATGGCCTGTTTGTGGATCGCTCGGTGCAAGTCTCGGACGGTTCACAGACCGGACCGTGGACGGGGGATTTCATCTTCGAGTGCTCGCGCTTCTTCGGTGGGCCGGGGCGGGATGTTCAGGTGCGATTCAGCAGCACGGATAACGCCGATCATGGGCGCGGCGGGCTGCGGATTAGCTACACCCTGGTCGGGGAGTATCAATCGGCGGGCACCCAGGGTGTTGGGGTGTAGTCCTTGGAAGGGGGGGTGATGTTCGATCGCAACACGCTTCTCGACTTCCTTGTGGCGCTTCCCGGCATCGCCGCGCTGGTGTGGCTTTGGAGAATCGTGGTGAGCAATGAGCGCCGCCGGCGGCATGACCGCGACCTGATCGCCCGCTCGTCGCGTCGGGTCAACTCACACGAACGATCGATCGCCAAGATCGAGGGCCGGGAGCCCCAGCTGCTGCACCCGTTGTATGACAACAGCGACGAGGAAGAGGAGCCATTTGATTAGGCGGGAGGAGCGCGTGGGCGCAGGGACGATCATGGTCATCCTGCTGATTGTGCTGGCCGCTGGTTACGCGGGGGTGCTCGTTGCCCGCGCCATGAGGAGGAGGGGAAAGTGAACACGAGGCAGATTCCGAACGTCGGCGCTGACCCGGACGAGGGCGTCTCGCCGCCGTATCGCCCCTCGGGGCCGATCACGCGCCCGATGGTGCGGCCGCTGCCATCACCGCCGCCGCCGGCCGGGTGGCGCGAGCACCAGCGGGTGATTGCCGCCGGTCCGTGGGCGACGATGCTCTGGTGGTATGCCTGCGATCTGGTGCGGGAACGCGGCGGCGGGGCGACGATCAGCATGCGGGACCTGAAGCGCCTGCTCGATTGGGACGAGATTGGCCGCAAAGCAAAAACGGTGATCGACGCGGGCATCGACGCGGGCTTCTTTGCGCGCACTCAGGACTCAATCGTTGTGTACATGGATGCGCTCGACGAGCGGCGAGGTGGATGATGCGTGTCGGCAGGTGAAAAGCCCGTAGCGTGGCGCTGAGCGCGTGTACGGGTATTGTGAGCGAGCGGCGGCGATCCGGGCGGGTGTCTCCACTCTTCCCCGACTCGACCCGGATTGCTGTCGCCACTTGAACAGGAGTGACCATGGAGAGACGTGATTTTGCCTACCAGCCGCTCTCCGAGGCCGCGTACGAAGCGATCATCAGCGCGGGCGAAGTCTTCCGTGACGACGCCGGCAACATCATCCGCTCGCCGCTGCATGGTCACGACAACTGGGCGGCTGCCGAGGCTGCGGCCAAGGCGGCCGATGTCGATCTGCGGGTGTTGCTCGCAGCGACACTTTTTGAAGATCACCACGGCACGGACCCCGCCGGCGGCACAGAGTTAGCAAAGGTCTTCAACTTCGGCGGCATCAAGTGGGCCGGGCAACCGGGCGCATTTGACAGCGGTATCCCCTATCCCCGGAATGAAGGCATCGGCAACTATGCCGGCTTCCATGACTTCGGCGGCTTCGTCGCGGAACTGGTCCGCACGCTCAACAACGAGTACATCGGTGATGCCTTCCGCGCCGGCGACCTGGCGCGGGCGTGGGGCATCTACGTCGGCGGGCCAAACAACCCGAACATGGCGGCCGGTCACTCGCGTGTTGACCAGTGGCAATACTATCTGTCGAAGTTCCCGGCAGAAGGAGAGGCAACGGTGGTGACGGGACAGGACGTGTACGGGGAAGACCTCATCACGATCATGGCCGCGCACGAAAACGAGCGCATCAGTGATGGCACGCTCGACAGTTGGAACGCGCCACATTTATGGCAGGGTTGGTGCCAGGCGAGCGTGGAGGGAGTCAGAGCGGCGGCGGGTCTTGAAGTAATCCATCGCGGATCGGCCGCCGATCAGTTGGATGTCGTGATGGCGCAAGGGCTGTTGCAGCAGGGTCGCCCGGAGCATGGCGGCATCTGCATGTGGGGACGCTCGTTCGATCCGTACGGCCATACCTGTTTGTGGGATGAGGAGCGTGGCGCGTTCCTCTCCACGCTCTACGACCCGTCACGGATCGGCTACTTCTATTCGGACGTCTGGTACAACGCGCTCGCGGGTTGGTGGCGTGCGCCGGGTGTTGTTGCCGCCCGCCGTGATGCAACGCCGCAGCCGCCCGCGCCACCGCCACCGGAGTACGTGCTGGTCGATGGCAGCGCGATCCCGATTCCGCTGTGGGCCTGGTCGCGCTGGGACGCATTGAATACGATGGGGACGCCCCTCGATCACGTCGGCGCGATCAACCCCGATGGATTGGCGCTGCCGACGTACGGCTATCCGATGAAGAATGAGCTGGTGCTACCGACCGGTCGCAAGTTGATGTTCTTCGAGCGGGCGGTGATGGCGACCCAGAGCGCCCGAGAGCCGTGGAACGTGGTCACCTTATCTGCAGAAGAATCTCGGCCCTATGTAGACTACTAACACGATCATTCCTACCCATTCCTCCCTACTCCGCCCCATTCCCTGTCGCGGGGGGTGGGGCGCTTCTTTGTGCCCGATCAGGACGATTCGCCGCCCTCCGTGGGTGGGGCGGGCGAGATGGGCAGGCCCGGGTTGGGCACGACGGGCGAGACGGACAGGCCGGGGTTGGGCACGACGGGCGAGATGGGCAGGCCGGGGTTGGGCACGATTGGCACCACCCCCGATGCCTTCAACCGCTCCCGGTCGCGGAACTTCGCTTCCTCGTTGAGGGTGGCGGGGTCGGGTGCGGTGGTGGCCGCCTCTCGCGCCGCCGTCAGCATCGCGTCAAGTTCAAACAGCCGCGCTTCCCACACGGCGTCGACCACCAACTCCTCATCGGGCGTGACGCGGATCGCCTCGCCACTGACATAGCCGCCGTACAGGTATTCCACCTTCTCACGGATGTGGGCGAACCACTGCTCCGCTATCCGCATCTCCGCACCCGTAATCGCGCCCTCACCCATGGCGATCAGGAGCGCGGCGGTGATGATCTGTTGGGGGGTGCGCTGGGGGTCAAGGGACATCACATCCTCCTCACCGGGTAAAGAGCGTGAACAGATTGCTGACGATCACCGCAGTGCTGCCGAGCATCGTGACGCACAGGACGGCCGT